GCACCGTCGTTGCTGTCGTCCTGTTTCACTACAAGAGAGTCTGTTGTGTAGAAATCGTCCGTATACACAAGCACGTTCGTAGAAGGCTGGTAAACACGCGCTGATGCGCTCCCAGACGCCACAAACGTACGTCCACAGAAATTGTTGATCTCGTCCTCAGCGGCGTCGATCGCGTCCTCGATGTAGTCATCCTCCGACGTGGTGCCGGACGGGATACCCAAGGAGGCTTTAACAAGTGCTGTGGTTGTGTAGTTAGGCATTATTTCTTAGCTGCTGGCTTCTTCGCCGGAGCTTTCTTTTTTGCTGGGGGTTTCTCGGCAGCCTTTTCGGGCTTTTGTACCCGGCTAGGCGCTTGTTTTTCCCACAAATCGTCGTGTGTGCTCATTTGTTCCTTAGTCCTGGATAGGGGCCGGGCCATGCCTTGTATCGGCCCAGCCCCTTGTCCGGGTGTTATCCCCTCTAGCTACTAGAAGGTAGGTGCAATTAGACCAGTACCAGTGATGGCACTAATCGCCTTGGGGTAGCGGCCTGGCACGAATCCGACGTACTGGTACATCACCAATGTAAGCGTGAGGTTCAGCCCTGCGGTTTCGTCCATTCTCATCATCATTTCGCCATCCTCGAATAGCAGCATGTCGTTCCGAGAAACAACATAGACGGCATCTTCGGTGCCGGCTCCTAGATCGGTGCGGATATTGGCGTCGGTAACAATAGGAATACCGGCGATTTGGCTGCCAGTGTTTCCATAGCCTGCCGCTGGTCCTGTACCCATTGCATTTTGTGGCACGTTGGTTTGTGGCAACACAAGCGGTCGGCTGTTGCCGTCCACTCCAGCTTGTAGCCATGCCAAACGGCGAGGGTGCATAACGATGAGGTCAGGCGCCCGATAAATGCCGCTGTTGATTTGCTGGATAGCGTCGAGGAGCTTTGGATAAAACTCTGCAACCGTGGGGCTGCCGTCGGTCC